TAAAACGCATTGGTGAACAAAAGCAACGGTTTGGTTTACAATCAAACTTAATTGGTGCAGGGATTAATGCAATTGGTCAAATCCCTCAAACCATTAATGCAATGAGGGCAATTCCGTTGCAAAGCTTAGCCGCACAAACTCAACAGTTACCAGGTACATTTGCTGCTTATGGTAACCGTCCAGCATTTGGTTCTGGCATTCGTTCACGTTTAGGGAGGGCTTAATTATGTTTCCGGCAATTCCTAGCTTCATGGCACCTAGCTTTGGTACTGCTGCGTTAGCTCCTTCTGCTGCAGGCGCAGGTGCAGCACTTTCTGGTACTGGTGCCTTAGCCGGTGCAGGTGGCGCAGCAGGCGGCTTAGCAGGTTTAGGTGCAGCACTTGGCCCCGTTGGCTGGACAGGATTAACCTTATCTGCACTTGGTACTGTAGGGCAATTATTTGGTGGTTCTCGTGCTGCTAGTGCAGCCCGCGAACAAATGGAGAAAGATAGGGAATATGCGTTTGGCAGCCAACTCTCTGCGCAAGAATTTCCTAGGTATCTTGATTTTAAAGACACCAAACGTGAAATTGCTTTAATGAATTCTCCTGCTTACAAAAAAGCAAGGGGCTTTGAAGGAAGGATGGATAGTTTTGACAAGATGGCAGGTAAGTATGGACCGGCAATGGCACGACTTACTTCTGGTTCTTTCTATGGGTGAATAACATGTACGCTGATGAATCTATTATCGAAGGTATTTTAGGTCGTTATCAAGGCGGCAGAAAGAGACCTTTCATTAAAAGTTATAAGCAGGCTATTAAATTAGGCCAGGAATCTCCAGAATCGGCCGCAGCTTCTTTTCTTGCAGAAGCAGATGTGTATGGCTGGAAATCAGGCAAAGCACAGAAAGCAGCGCGTAAACTTGCTGGTAAAAAATCTCGTTCTATTAAACCAGGGCGGTATCGTTCCCTTGATCCTTTAATTGAGAGTAGCTACGAAACCTTATTAGGTCGCGCACCTACTTTTGATGAGATTGAAAGTTTTAAAGGTCTTGCTGGAGCCCGCCGCATTTCTCCAAGTGATCCAGGTGCTTTCTCAGCCTTTTTAGGTGATACACTCATGGCATCACCTGAAGGCATGGGTAAGATTAAAACAGAGCAAGATTACTTGTTTGAAGCAATGTATGGACCCATGGGGCGCGATGAGCAAGGTTACCTTAAGCGCGGTACTTTTACATTTAATCCCGCAAATGTAACCGCTCTTAAAGCGGCAATGGGTAGTTAACTTAAAATAGTTTAATTAACAGGAGTAAAAATGGCTGGAAGAGGTATTGGTCAAGCTTTAAGAGACGTAGGCAATAAACTAGGCCCTGGAGAAATCCAACGTATCGCTGACAATTTAGGCGTTTCAACGGCTGATGTTTACGCAAAAGCAGCTAATAAAGGTATTAAACTTTCATCTGCAACTCAAAGTGCAGCTGCAACAGGAGCATATCAACCTAAATTAGTTGAGCCAATTTCAACAGGATCCACTACCAGCGGTGGCGGAGGCAGTAGTTTTGGTGGGTACCAAAAGGAAGGTATTGATGCAACGTTAGCTGAACTTAATTCAGCAACAACTGGTTACGAATGGGATACACGCAAAGCAATTGCCCAATTACAGGAAGCTGGTGCAACCGAACGTTTAAAGTACGAAGTCGATAATCGTATCCCTTTAACAGAAGCTGAATACAAAGGAAAAATTGATTTACAGAAGATTGTTAACGCAGGTAATAGAAGGGTGGCTAACATCCAACGTGGTTCCCAAATGTTTGCAAGCATGATGGGCGCATTTAATTTTTAACGTTAAAATATAAATAGGTGGTTTAAGCTAATGCGTATTAATCCTTTTACATCTGCGCAAGCTAGTTCTGTATGGGACAGAGGCAGCAACGTTAGAGGTGGCCGCAGGCCTCCCTCTAGTGTATCTTTAGGCCGTGGCCGTGATTCTATGACCGCAGCCGACTTACAAAACGTACGTGGTCCCATTGTGGATGATCGTGGTCCTATGGGAGGCCGTGATTCTATGACCGCAGCCGACTTACAAAACGTACGTGGTCCCATTGTGGATGATCGTGGTCCTATGGGAGGCCGTGGCCGTGGTGGCTCCAAGCCTAGAAACCGTGCAAACAGGAGCCGCGATTTAAAAAGTCGTCGTTTCCAAGAGTTTCTAACATCTTTTTATAGGTGAATTAAAAATAGTGCATTAAAATTAATTTGTAGAGCTTTTACGTTTTATGACTTACAGTATTAATCTTCCTAAGGCTGCTAATCGCAACCGTACCAGCCTTGCTCAGCTTCGTGCACAGGGCATGGGCGAAGCAGAAGCGCAGCAGCTTATTGATCAACAGGCTGAGCGCGAGTACGGTGGCGGCATGAGCCGTGCTGAACTTCAAGATTTTGAAACTCTCCTTGGTCGCCTGGAAGGTTCCAAGATGCGTCAAGCTGCTCAATCGAACCGTGCACGTCAGCGCGATACCTTTGCCGCAGGTCTTGCTGGCATGATGGGCAATTTCTGATCTAAAATAAATCAATAGCTCTGCGTAGATAATGCCAGTAGATAATAAAGATTCAGGTGCAGAATTTGATCTAAATCGTTATCGGCAAGCAGCTGATGTTGCTTACCGTTACGCTAAGGATAAGATTAACCGTGAACGATCTACTGGCACTACGGACAGCAAAGATCCTTTTGGTGAAGAACCCAAAAAGAAAACAGATAAACAGAAGGAAAATTAACCATGCAAGAAGAGCCGTTTTATTTTGAAAGCGCGGAAAATCCTGATCCGTATGATTTATTCTTCGATGAGGATAAAGCGCGTAAAGCTGCTTCAGCTGTTAAGATCTTCCAAGATGTATCTGTTGGCTCATCTAAAGAAAAGATGAGGGAAGCTGGTACCCAAGAAAGGGAAACTATTGGTAAATCAGGTGAAGAACAAAGAAAGTCTGCAGAGCAAGCACAGCGTTTCGGCGAAAGCGACGAAGCCCGTGACTACAGCCAAGCACAACGAGCATATCGATATTGAGATATTTGATCGTTGGCTAGACAATTTAGATTCACCAACTGAAGAAGCATTTAAATCTTTTTGCGCAGAGAACTTCTCTGTAATTGAATGTTATCTTTATGCCAGGTTTTTGCGTTACAACGGAAGCATCACTGGTTGTGACCACTGGTTAAATAAAAATTATCCAAAACCTGACCACAGGAAGGTTTTGTTGTATGAAATTGATGAGATGCAAGAAGACATCCGTAAGCTAAGGCAGGATGTTGATAATGGTCTTGTCAAACGTGATGCTGGTGTAGCACGTATTGCATCAATGCAAAAAGAATTACGTGGCACCATTGCTCAAGTTGAGCTTTCTACTTCTATCAAGGATAGAAAAGGTTTATTGATGGCTGGTGCTGATCGTGCCATCCGTGAACTAATTACTATCTTCAAAGATGATCCAATTGAAATTCCATTGGAAGAAGCATCAATGAGTGTGTGGTCCCACATGCAGTTAGAAGAATAATTCACGTAGACTGGTAACATGAGAAAACCACCTCCGCAACCTCCAGAATATGGAGAAAATATTGCCGGACGTTTATTCGAAGTTGTTCGTCAATTAAATAAAAACCGCGAACAATCAGCTGGTATCAAGAAACCTACTCCTCTTGATCCCAAGGTTTCTCGTGGTCAAGAGGTAATGAATGCCTTATTAGATAACAAAGAAAATGAGCAAGAACAAAATGCCGCCCCAGCTTCTGGAGTACTTCAAAAAGAAGGAGGCCAAGAAAGAGGACGGCAGCGAGATGTCGGACAAGGAGAAGCGGAAGGCCGCTTTAGAGAAAGCGAAGAAGTACAAGGAGCAGAAGAAGAATCGCAAGGGCAAGGACGAGAAAGAGGACGAGGACGACGAATGAGTTAGTATTTATTTATAACGAATGAATACTAACTGTGCCTGCTTATCAACATCTTGCTTATAGACGTAATGCACAAGCTGCTGCACGCAGGCAACAAATTAGAGTTCCACGAAACCTTGAATCCCTGGAAAAAGCAAGGGATGATTTTGGTTTCTTTTGTGAGTATGTAGCAGATAAACCACCTGCCGAGCATCATAAAGAATGGCATCGGCACTTTGTAACGCAAGAAGATAGTAGTTGTTTAGTAAAGATTGCTGGCCCCAATATTGATCTATTGGCTCCACGAGGTTCAGCTAAATCAACCATCCTTGGATTATTTACTGCATGGGCCATTGGTGTACACACCATGGCAAAGAAACCGCTGCAAATTCTTTACCTTTCTTATACGGTTGATATTGCTCGTTCCAAGTCAGCAACCATCAAACGAATCATTGAAAGCAAAAGATATCAAGAAGTTTTCCCTAAAGTACGCCTTCTTAAAAACGTAACCAGTAATGAATACTGGTCTATTGACCATAAGTTTGCTGGTATTGATACCACTGGTGAAGAGCAATTTACTTTATGTGCAGCGGGCCTCAAAGGTTCGGTGACATCAAAACGTTCTCACCTGGTAATCATTGATGACGCAATTAAATCAGCCGCTGATATTGCTAATCCAGACATCCGTAAACAGATGCAGGACAACTGGAATGCAGTGATTGCACCAACCATGTTTGAAGGAGCACGTGCCATCTGCCTTGGTACACGCTTCCGACATGACGATATTCATTCAACTACTTTTAACCCACAAAACAATTGGATGCAGATCGTGTTATCTGCAATTCTTACTGATCCCAAAACAGGGGATGAAGTTTCATACTGGCCAGATATGTGGTCGTTGGACTATTTAAAGGAAAAGAAACGACAAGCACCTATTGCTTTTTCTTTTCAGTACATGAATCAAATCGTCAGACAGAATGAATTGTCCCTGGCGCCAGAACTTATTGTTAAAGCTGAGATCTCTACGGAGTTTGACACGCTTGCTGTAGGGGTTGACCTATCTGCTGGTACGAAAGAGAAAAATGATTATACCGTTATGGTTCTGGGTGGTCGCATCGAGGATCGCATTCACGTTATTGATTACCGCAGATTGCGAGTAATGGGTAACCTTGAAAAACTTGATGCCCTCAAGGAACTACTTAATGATTGGTCCATCCTTGGACGCGATGAACAAGGTAATTATTTTCCTACTTATTCCACCTGTGATATTTACTCAGAAGCTGTACAGTACCAGGCATCACTGGAAGCTGACTTCAAACGCGTTTGTTTAAACAATGAAAATCTTTATAACTTAAATTGGCATCCTGTCAAAGGATTCCGTGCAGATAAGTTGGCACGTTTCCGTGGTTGCATGGGTTTGTTTGAAGATCGCAAGATTATCTTCAATCGTTACCGCAACTTCACTGCAATGTTTGAAGAGCTTACCAACTTTGGTGTTAGCAGTCATGATGACTGTGTTGATGCGTTGGTTTGGATGATTAACGGATTAATGCGTAAAGGTAAGCTTCAGGTTGATTACTAACTTTTAGAATAGAAAAAAATACCGATATTATTGTGGGACCTGAATATATTGCAATCGGCATTACAGCTGTTGTTTCTGCTGTAACTGGCGGTGGATGGATGGCAACTAAAATACTTGGCCGTCAATCAGAACAGATCCAACAAGTATTTAATTATGTCGGCTCGCAAAAAAGAAGGATTGACATTTTGGAAAACGACGTGAAGCGTATGCCCCTGGAATACGTATTAAAAGTTGATTTTCTTAGAGAAATCCAACAGATGCATGACAATCTTAGTCAAATCAATACAAAGCTTGATAAACTAATTGAAAAACTACTGGAAGTAAAATGACTTACGTCATCGAAGTACAAGAAGATGATAACGGTGATTGTTTCATTACCCTTCCAGATGAGGTACTCGAAGATCTGGCCTGGCAAGAAGGCGATGTTTTAAATTATGATTTCCGTGGTGAAGGCATTGTCATTACTAAATTGAATGACATCAATGCATATGAAGTTATAGAGGATTAGAATAAAAAAATTGGAGATGATTAAAAATGCGTTTTAGTGGATATCAAAATGTGCCGGGTGCTCCAGGCCAAGTAGCATACCCTGGCATGAACCCAATGATGATGGCTGGTAACCCTAGCTTTGATATCAACCGTGGCGCAGGTGCCCTTGGTGGACGCTCTGGTGAGCAGCTGAGAAAAATATATGAAGGCGGCACGCAACAGAATCAACAACTAAATGAAGAACTACGTCGCCGTGGAATCATGCCCGGTGGACCGCAACTTCCTTTAGCTTTTGGTATGGGTGGCATGGCACCTATGGGCAACGCTGGTGCAATGACCATGCCAATGACACAAATGCCGATGGGATTCCAGAACAAAACTGTCTCCTGAAGCTGCTACTATTTAAAAAAGGAGAATAATTAATGGCGGACGCTAGAGCCCGGCTTCAAGAAATTATCAATGCCTATCTGGATAAAGATAGCAACATTGTTGTTGATACGGGCATTGTTGCGTCCCACGTAGCACAAATGAAACTTTTTGGCATTCGCCAAGGAGTTGAATTCTTTGCAGGCCAGGATAACTTTGGTGCTCAACGAAAGGACTTTATCGATCGCGTACTAAAGTACAACAAGATTGATACCCGTTTGGATTCCATCTGGGAATACTTTTTATGTGATGGAAAAGGTCTTTTTTACATTCGGCCAACTAAACAGAACTATCGGCTTTACTATTTTCGTGATCACGAATATCGTGCCTATTACAACGTTGATGGCGAACTTGATGAAGTTGTAATTATCTACAGTTATAAGGTACGTAAAGGCAACGGTTTCGGCGAAGCAATTAATACTACGAGTATTTCAGGTACACAAAGTACTTATAGCCCTGGAGCAAAACGCTATATTCGTTTATCTATTAAAGGAAGAGAAATTGAAGAAACTCATTCTGATGCAGAATTAAATTTTGATATGCCCACTTATGCCCTAACGGGCAATACAAAGAAGTTAAAAAATAGCCTTGGTTTTATTCCATGTGTTGAGATCATCAACAATGCCCAAGGCTTCTCCAATGAAGGGGTGGGTGAATTTGACCAAATGGCAAATCACATCTGCACCCATGATGATTTAATGCGCACGATGCGCAAGAACATTACCTTTTTTGGTAATCCAACATTGCTTTCCTCTCGGCCTAAAACCGACTTAATGGAAGCAGGTGGTGATATGTCCGTTCAACGGCCATCTATTGCTGCTAACTCAGGTTTCATGAGCCCTTCGCCCATGAGCCGTTCCATGTTTAAAGCTGATCCAGTCAGCCGTGGCATGGATGGTCAGATCAGGGTTCCAAGAGTTATTGCAAACCTGGAACCAAACGATCGTGTTGGTTATATTGTTCCAGATGCTATTACAGGTGATCAAAACGCATTTGCCCGTCAGTATAGGGAAGAGATCCGTACCGCTCTTGGTGGCGTGGATGAGTTGTCAATTTCTGCAGGTGTTACTGCAACTGAATACAAATCATTGTTTGGCCGCGTTGCCGCCACATCAAAGAAGAAAGCAAACGCCATTTACACCCACGGTATTTGTCGTTGTCTAGAACTTATTATTTATCAAGAAGAGCAGCTGTTTAAAACAACACTTGCGGCTGCTGCTGGTATGGAGAAACCAGTTGAATTACCTGATGATGCACCACCTGAACAACAGGCTGCATACGAAGATGCATTAAGTCAATATAACGAACAATTGAAGAAACTTATGTTAGCTTGTGTGGAAACTCAACAAATACCACCAAGTGTTGTTGGGTTAATTCCTGATGGGGATCTAACTGTTTTATGGCGTTGGCTTGGTCCCGTCTATGAAGATTCCACGCAAGATATTCTTAACAACTCTATTGTTGTAAGAAACCTTCAGGAATTAGGTGTTGATAGCATTGAAGCACTGAAGTACCTCTTCCCTTCTAAAACGGATGAGGAAAGAGCCGAGATGCTATCTGGGTTCCCATTCAGGATGGTGAACGAATTGCAGGGTGCTTACTCTCAATTTGCTCGTCTAGTGGGGGGAATGATGCAGACTCCTCACCCGCAAGCACCGGATCTACCGATGGCTGCGGATCCCAGATTGGATCTAACACCATATCTGTATCGAACATTAGAAGCCTTACAAAAGGAGATGAGTTATGCAGGACGCTACCGTCCAATCGATCCCACAGACGAGCCAAGTTCCGGCAGCGGTGGCTCCGAGCAGCTACGTGGCTCCGGCTCCGGCGCAAGCTCCAGTGGCAGCACCAGTCCAGTATCAGGTGGGTACCAGTTACCCTCAGGCGGTACCACAGGCAGCCCCCAGCTACCAATCAGCCCCTACGCAGTACGCCCCCCAATCCCAACCGGAAGCCCAGGGCAACCCATGGGAATCGGCGTTCAACAAGGTGGTGAATCTGCTGAGCGCACCAGTTCAATCCCCGTTCCAGGGTCAACCGTCTCAGACGACGCAATACAGTCCAGCCAACTACGGCCAGCTTCCCAGCAACCTGGGTACGCAACAATCGGCTCCGCAGACCTCATTACCCAACCAGGCCTACTCGCCCAACTCTTCCCAAACTTCCTCGATTCAATCATTGGAGGACGTAGCGGATCTCCTGGATTGGAGCCCGGAAAGCCGGAACGTGGTAAGCGCGTACGGAACAGAAGCTCCCGCAATTCTAAATAATTATGCTCTCCAGCTGGAAGATATGCTGGATAGTGCTGTTGCCTGGGGTGGCAAAGCACAAGAACTGCTGAATGGCTATGCCGAATTCAGTGTTAATGAGCACCAGGAGAACCTGGCATACAACGAGATCCTGACCAATCCCGATGTACTTAGCGATTACACGCTGAAGTTCTTTGGTCCTGAGGGTCCCTATCCTGTGTATGAGGATGAGGCTCAATTGGAAACCCGTGGTTATCCCACTGCACCGATTGATTCTGCCCTGGGTCAATTCCCTGCTCCTCCTACCGCAGCAGCTCCTCAGCAACCTGAAAACTTCTGGGGCAGCTTTAAGCAACAAATGGATGTGGATCCCAGCCAGGCATGGCGTCTCCTGAATAACGCTCAGCCTCAAGTGGTTTCCAACAAGCTGTTTGTAATGGAGTGATTCCATGCGTGGCGCTTATAGATACGGTGTACCCGCTGCAGCTGGTTTGCTGACCGGCGGGTATGCCCTTTCTCAGAATGAAGATCCAGGATCTGCTGCACTTGCTGCAGGTACTGGTGCTTTGGGCGGCGCAGCAGGACTATTAGGAGCCCGTGCACTTGCAGGTAAGTACAACCCTGCTTTAGTTGCAGCGGCGCAAAAACAAGTTACTCGTCTTGGGAACAAGATTGGTGACGTGGCACGCGATCTTCCACAAGATAGCTTGCGTCGCAAAGCTGCAAATATTGGAGCTGATGCAGTTTCTGCAGTAGATGCTCGTTTATTTGGTGATCCTTTAGCTGGAGTTTCAGCTGCACTTCCTTTCCCAAGCCAAGCTGTTCAGCAGAATGTTGCTAAGGGACTTGCAGCTGGTTTAGTGCCAGCATCTGCGGCTGCTGCTGGACTAGGAGGTTTAGCGCTTGGTGCAATCCCTGAATCACTGGGTGTCCCTGGATTCCAACAAGGAATGGCTATTGATCCTGAATCCTACGGATCTAGCAACTCCCCTGGTGCACGCTATAAAGCACCTACTATGCAGTATATGTAAGCTTAAAGCTTATTACCTGCTAGAATTTGTTTTAGATAAGACACATGTGTCTTTATCTTTCACCCGATAAAAACACTGACACTGGAGGATAAACTAAAGTGTTCATTGATAGCTAGTTCAGATCCTGGTAGGTATGTCCCTTCAAGATTTGGTAAATAGCTCCGTGATTACAGTTAAATTTTTCAGCAATTTTTCTATAAGAAAGACCTGCTTCTTTTAAAGATTTAATTTGTTTCACGTCATCCGAAGAAAATTTTCTCAAAGATTTCTTCGGCTTTCCTTTACTGGCAAAACCATTGTTTTTGTAACAACCGTTTTCCCAGGCTCTTGTTAAATTTTCTTGTTTGGTAACGATCTCAAGATTAGCAAGTTGATTATTTCTCTTGTTGTTATCTTTGTGATCAATCTGTAGGGAAAAGTTACTGGTTCCATGAGAACGCAGATCTAATCCTAAAAAAGCAATTGCCATCAAGACGTGAAGATGAAATCTTTTTCTCTTTCCATCTACAAGAACTGAAATACGGTCGTAAACACTGGTGGAACTAATAGGAATCTCTAGAAAATATTCTTGATTATCGGGATCAAGTTGTTTTTCAAAAGCTTTCCCTTCTTCCGTTAAGTAAAGATTACCAAATCCTGGAACAAGTTTTGGATTCATGTTGTTTATAAACAGGTTTCCAGACTGTAGCACGCCTCAACTGAACGCTCAACGTTGTCACCTCACCAAGCAATTGATGAGTGCAAACCGGATGAATTCAGGGAAGCCCTAACGTAAAGACGAGGGTAATCCTGAGCCAAGCCAATCAAGAACGTGATTGGAAGGTGCAGAGACTACTGGGGGTAACACGATCTTGTTACGTAATACCAGATTCAGCGTCCGGCATCCCACAGGGATGAAGAGATAGTCCACCCCTCTAAGAAACTAGAGACCAGGAGAACGATTTTCCAAAGATTTTAGGTGCGGAACTTTATCGTCCTCACCCTGCTTATGTTACCGAGATGGCTGTGGAGCCCGTGGTTGTCCACGACTTCACTCGTCAGCCCGGTCAAACCGTTCAGTTAGATCGCTATAAGTTCTGGGGTACCCCTGGTACGAAGGATAGCCGCGAGCGTATCTCTGATCAGACCATTGGTACTGCCAATAGCCGCAACATCACCAAGGAAAAGGTGCTTGTTGTTCTGAAAGAATACACTGGCCCTGCTGATCCGGGTGATCCCACTCAGCCCAGCACCTTCAAAATTGCTCGTGAAACCCTGATTACCGCCCAGCGTCTGCTGCTGGATACCGGTAACCTGAACATGTTCCACCAGAGCATTGGTTCGCTGACTCTGCTCGATGATTATCGCCGGTGGCGTGATCGTGTGTTCATTGATGAACTTGCCAAAGCAGAAGCAAACGGTGCTGCCTCCACCACACAAGGCGGTTACTACTTCGCTGGTGCTAAGGAAAAGAATGCTTCCGGTCAAATCACCTATAGCCTTGCTGAGTACCAAAGCCAAACTCAGCAGTTCCAGGTGCGTACTGACCTTCTGACCGTTGTTAAGGATCTGCGTAAGCGTAACGTTCCTACCTTCGCTGATGGTCTGTATCGTTGCATTTGCGATCCCGTCTTCATGATGCATCTGCGTCGTGATCCTGACTTCCGTGAGATCGCTCGTTACGCTGGTACCCCTGGCCAAGGCATGTACATGGGTAATCCCATGATGCCTAACAACGCCAGCTTCTACATGGGTCCCCAGGCTGGTCAAGGTTACTTCCTTGCCGGTGAGCCGGTGATGCCTACTGGTGTTCAGTTTGAAGGTGTGAAGTTCTTCGAATCGACCAACTTCCCCATCAAGAACGTCAACGCTTCGTTCGATGCTGGTTCCACCTACACTTCCCAGGAAGTTGCCCAAGGTTACTTCTTTGGTCCTCAGTCGATTGGTGTTGGTATCGGCGGCCCGAACGCTCAGGTGCTCATCAACAACAACGACGACTTCAGCCGCTTCATCATCCTGATCTGGCAACTGTATGCTGGTTTTGAAATCCTGAACAAGGACTTCGTTACCACCGCATTCAGCTTCATCCAAGACGATGGTACCGTCTGATAATTAATCCATACATTTAAATTACTGGAAAAGATAAATGACCTATTTGTCCGCTAAGAAAATCTACCCAGGTAACTGGGCAGAGCCCCTCAACGGTTGGTACAAGAACATTGATACCAACGATGACGGCAGCAACAATAACTCCAAGGGTGGCCCCACTTGCGTGCTGGCAACTCCTGGCTACCGTTACTTCCAGCAGCGTGGTTACGTTCCTGTCACCAACACTTCTGGTGGCGGTGCTGTTTCCTCCGGCAGTGTCATCGTTCCTTCCCCTTATCGGAATGACGATACCCGCACTGACATCACCGGTATGGTGATCTCCGGCAGCAGCACCCTTCCTGCCTATGTGTATCGCGCAACTGTTTCCGTTGCTTCTGGCTGGGGTGATGGCCGTGTTGCTTCTGGTGTGTATGCCGCAACCGGTAACATCATTACCTTCGGTCCTGGCCTGGAATCCAACGCAGGTGTTGGCGCAGCTGTTTCCCAAGCAAACCTGCAGTCCACCACCTCTGGCAGCCAGCCCGGTGAGATTTATTTCGCTGGTGGTTCCGCTGCTTACAGCGCTGTTCCTCTCCTGACTGCTACCGGTGCTGCTGGTAATAGCGCAGGTAAGGTTTACCGCGAAGTGACTGCCGCTACTACTTACAACGTTCAGTCCCGTACTACCCTGACCGGCACCACTGCAGGCGGCGGTTGGTACATCTCCAGCGCTGATTCCACTGCTGGCCGCACTGGTTATCTGATCGTTGAAGTGTGCTACATCCAACCTGATGTTGCTCCTGGTTACGAAGACATCGACGGCTACCTGCTTGGCCGTGTTGTCTCCCCGTAATTAAAGAGATAAGTTAAACTAAGACCAGTAAATTACTGGTCTTATGACAACTACTCCTTCGATGCTTTATCAGCACAAAAAAACAGGTGCACGTGTCAAGGTTGTAAGCGAATGGGATAATGGCGATTGGTTCATGGTCGAAGATCAGGATGGTCGCCTTTTCACTGCTTATAAAACTGAAATTACACCTGATGAGGCTGCAACAAAAACTGTTAAAACTCTTCAGGTAAAAGATAAAGCAGCAAAAGAAGAACCTCGCACTTTTCCCCCTGATAATCGGTTAAATATTAATGGTGCAACACCTCAAATGATCGCTGATCATATTAAAGGTATTGGACTTAAAACAGCTAGAGAGATTAAAGATCTTCAGATGTCCTTATCGGGTGAAAGGTTTAATAATCTCGAACAGTTAAAACAGATTAAAAGGGTTGATTGGGACGCAGTTCTTGCAGCTGATTTAATCAGAGTTTGAGGATATTAACCCCCTGGGCGACCAGGGGTTTTATCTTGCAAATTCTTTTAATTCAGTGCATTTATAATAAAAAACAAACGGAAATAAACGGTGCAGCTATCTGATTTTGATAAGAGTAGAGTCCGGTATCACCTGGGCTACTTCACGGTTTCTGTTCCAGCGGGTGATTATGCCAGGCTGGAAGAAGCAATGAATACAATTCCTGATTCGTATTTTTACGATAAGGTAGCTATTCAAATTGGTCGTTGTGATACGGCTGAAAAGAAAACAGAAGTTGCAACCTCACCTTCCACCCGTTTGGAAAGTATTGCTGGTGACGTTGATCGTACGATTAGATCTAGCAATGCAAAGGAAGCTTTAAAGGTTTGGGACGAGATTTATCTCTACGAAACCAATCGTTTGGCACAAATTCTTTACGTACCAAACTACAAAGATCCGTTCCAAGCCAGATATCGTTATGAAAGATCTGGTGCTGAATTTATCCAGGCATTACCTGGTCCTGCCGACACCGCCGTTGGCTCCCGCATGTATTTAATGGAGAATTGGAGGTAATGGAAAACTTTTTAGCTAATTTTGTTCGGCAATCAGGTGTCGCCGATCCTCGTAATTACCGTTTTCTTCAAGAAGCTGCAGGCAATGTGCTTTCACGTGCAGTGCCAGGTAATGTTAATTGGGGTGGTTTACCTACTAGTTATCTAAATACACTAGATCAGATTAACCAAATGCCCCCAGGCGCTGCAAAAGAAGCCGCTAGGACTGCTGCCAAAAATACACTCACACGCGCTTCTATACAACCTCCTAACCAACCTCCTATTAGCTCTGCAGGACCCGGCGGCATGTTACGTGCCCCTGGAATTGGAACTCCTTCTGCAGCCAGCACAGTTTTGTCGCAAGGACCAGCTACTCAAATCCCTGGTAGCCCCCTTCAGTTTGATCCTGCACTACGCAGACAATTTGGATGGACAGGCGGCGCTCAACAAGTTGCCAATAAACTTACTCCTAAGGTTTCTGCAACCGGAGCTAATTTAGGACGAGCTGCCGTAAATCTTGCAGATGATGCAATTAATGCCGTTGGTTCATTAAGTCGTTTTGCAGGACCAGCAGCAAAAGTCCTTGGTCCCCTTGGAACTGGATACGGAATTTATGAAACTTCAAAAAAAGTATTAAATCCTCAGGATAATATCATTACAAGTGTCCAAAGGTTAAGTACTGGCATAGGCAATCTTTTGCAAGGTCGTGATTATCTCGATTCAACGCCAGGTAAAAAAACTGCTGCTGAACAAGCTTCTCCCCGTGGAGCAAGAGGGGGACAAGGCCGAGGTTTGCGTTTCAATAGAGGCCAGGCATCACCTGATGTAGCAGCACCAGGTAGTGCACAAGAAACCGGCATGTATGGTCGTTACATCCCAGGTAGTGCACAAGATCGTGCTTACATGCAAGAAGCATCACGTGTTGCTCAGTTGACCGCACAGGATCCTGAACTAAAACGTTACGCTGATGCACGTGAACTTGCTGTTGCACCTGGCGCAACACCTGCACAAGTTCAATCGGCAGAAGATATCGGTATGCAGATGTGGGCAAAAGCTAATCCAACACTTGCACGTGCTGTAAAACCTGGTCAGGCAGGATACGATGTCATTCAACAAACCTTGATTGGCCAAGATGCAGGTAATGCAGCACGTCAAGGAATGGGTTATCAAATGCAATCACAAATGATTCCAACCCCACCTCCTGGTTTAGGTGCACCGCAAGGCCTTCCTTCTACTGTCAACATGCAACCTACTTACGGTGCAGGCGGGCTAGAAGTTGATGCAGAAATGCGGAAAAAATTCCAGGCATTACTTAATCAAGCAAAAGAATAATATCTTGGCATTGCGTAGCATGTAAGACCAGCCTGCTGGACAAGAATCTTTGATTCACGGGAGCCAGTGTTGTTGCTTTATCACGATGATTCTCTGCCCTAATTTTGTTAAACGCTTAGCAGCCACTGTATCCCTGGTTGCAATTACGCAAACAGTATTTACACCTGGTCTCAAAGCACAGTCAAATTGGGTAGCTGAATGAGGCAATAAAAATGACAGAACGCGAATTACTACAAAGCTACGTTTCAAGACCTGCCATCCAGAACGCATTGCGAGTTATTCGTTTTGCGGAAGGTACTGAACGTGGCGGACCCGATTCCTATCGCGTCATGTTTGGCGGTGGCTTGGCACCTGATCTAAAGCGGCATCCAGACAAAGTTATTGATGGAGGACGCTATAAAAGTGCAGCTGCTGGTGCATACCAATTCATGCCCTTTACCTGGGAGCGACAAGCAAAAGCACTAGGCTTATCTGATTTTGGTCCACAGAATCAAGATCTTGCTGCTACACGTTTGTTGCGTAATCGCTTGATGCCTATCGGTGGTTTATCAACCCTTGAAAAAGAAGGTTTTAGCCAGCGTGTATCCTCTGCACTAGCACCAGAATGGGCTTCTCTTCCCACCGAAAGTGGCGAGAGTTACTATGGCCAACCTGTTAAAAAACTTGCTGATCTCCAGAAAGTTTTTGGTCAGCCACAAGAAACACAAACGTTTGGGGCCACAACTCAACTTACAAAAAAACAAGAAAGGAAATTAAAAAAACAGCTTCAAAATCCCCTGGGTTTACCTGTTAGTATCAACATTAATTTATCTGGTGAAGAAGAGGCAAAACCTGAAGCTCGTTCTTTTCTTGATACAATGAAAGGACAAGTGATGCAATCACTATTCCAGCAACGTCCACAGTTTGGCCTACAAGAAGTATTAGGCTTGCTTGGTCAATAAGGTTTATATTGAAAAGTTGTTTGTGCCATTAGAATAAGAGAAGTTTTTGGAGGCCCCTGTCAAACTAGCATAGACAGGGTGTTTAGTAAAATATCCAGTACTAGCACAAACAAGCAACCGCTCCTGGTTGATAGGCCACTTTTTGATTCGGTTCGCGTAACCACTCAAACTGTTGGTAGTTCTACTGCCAATACACTTTTCGTGCAAGGTGGACAAGCACCATCTATCCTCGTGGATATGGATGCTGCACTACAAGAAGATAACAACAGTGGTGGCGTCGTTGATTCAATCACCATTACTCGTAATGACTTCTATCGTCCTGCTGATTACACAGTTAATACAGTCACATCTGGCAGTGTAATTTCTCTTGTTAGCGGTCAAGTTGTTTTTGTTGCTGAAACAGGTGTTGTTACTCCAGCTCCTGCAAGTGGCTACGGTTATTACACCTATACAGGTGCAACTACCCTGACAGGTATTAATACATCTTTTGAGTACTCAGGCGGATCTTCTTCAGGTTTCCTTTATAACGGTGTAGCCTGGGGAGATCAACCCAATGTTACCTTTGTCTTCTACCACACCCGTGGTACGACAACACCTATCCCTGCATCGGGTGACTACCGTGTACTCTTTGCAAAAACAGTGCCAGCAGGTAGCGGTACTGTTGATTGCTCTGATCTCCTTCCTCAGCTTGCAACACCTGTTGTTGGCGCAGGTAACACAAATGGCCTTGGTCCCACTGCGCCTCTACGCAACAAAGGCATTTACCTGGAGCGTGGTGATCGCATTTACGTTGGTGTGTTCCCTGATGGCTTGAATATTTCTGGTTACACGCCAGGTGCTCACGTAACCGCACAAGGCGGATTCTTCTGATGCCAAAGAAGAGTGGAAGCTCTTTTGGTAATTTTGACCGGGCGAAGAAATTCGATCCTCGTCCGGTTAAACCTATTACGACAGAATTTTCTAGAGGATCAGTACCTGATTCACTCTATGCAGTAAATAGAGAATCGGCCTGGTCTCGCTGGCGTAGAGGATATGAACTTGCTACGGCAACTTTTTATAATAACGACTATACATATCGTTTTCGTTACGAAATACCTAACACCATATCCAGTGGTAACCCTGCGACTACAATCTCAGGCGCTTTCGTTGGTTATCCCACAAGCAATAAAGAGCTTGGGATGCAGTGGGCTATTTGGAGATTCGCTGGCTCTATTCGTACCGATCAACTTACTGATCCAGTGAGTAGTCAAAACTTATTCATTGAATCAGTTACAGAAGATGCAAACTTCTGGTATGTAAAGCTAGCGGGTACCTGGAGCGCATCTAATCCATTACCTTCTCCTTTTTACATTCCTGTTGCAGGAGAACCTAATGGATTAAAACCAGCTAATACAGAAATCTTTGAAGACCGTATTCTTACGGTTAGTGGTGAAATTATTGATCAAGATACAATCAACCCAGCCACACAAACGCGCTACGGCTACGTACAAGCCGTTGTAGTGGCCATTAACCAGGACACAGGTATCCTTACCTTCAAGAAGGCTGGATCCGTGCAGGTAAGCCCTGACGGGGCTTTTATAACACCTTCTCCAATCGGTTTTACTCCAGGGAGATTTCTTAATTCTGGTTCGCGTTACTCGTGCACCTGCCAAGATTTCACACGTAGGGAATATGCATATCTAAGTTCAAAAGGTGATTCAAATAGGCGGCAGTTTCCACGCACAAGTTTGTCTACATTGAAACCAGGGCGTTTTGAAATAACCAAACGTGATGGAATTATTGATAACTCCAGCATGACTAAATCAAATCAAAATAGATCCTTGGAAGTTACATCGCCTGATAACTTTGGTTTGAACTATGAAGTAACGGATAATGCTCCTACCGATCGAAGGTCAACAAGAGATAATCCAGGGGTATATGCAGATTTTGGTGCAACGTATGTAAGAAGCACAAGCAATATTTCTATCCGTGGATCAACTCCAGAAGGTTTACCTGTTTTTGAAGATTACGCATCAGTCACGCAAACAACTGACGCAAACTCTATTGAACAAATTACGGTTACAGCAGTTAACGACACCTGGACCCCACTCTTGGATGAGTTGCGTTACTGCAAACATATCTATGCATTGAAATTTAGAGATAATGTATTCCCACCTGAACCATCCGATTTCCCAGTAGGGATTGAAAGCATGGCTGAATGGGAGCAAAAGTTAGTTTCAAAATCAGAGAAGGAACAGGAAAGCATTAAAGATTTCATGCAGACCAGGAATGCTTTATCAAAAATGGATGTTCCTCCTTATAACTGTCAATCGCCAATGATTTTTCCGATGATACAAAGGTTGTTTAACTTTGCAACCGATCGTATCTTGCTTGAAAACTTCGTTATGTTTGACAAGAACGGAAATGAATATTCACCTTAATTAATAATGTATACTTATATTAAGTCCCTCTGGACTTATTAAGCTTTTATTTAACCCTTGCGAGTTGGTCCCACCATTGGATATGGTTCGGTTACTCAGCTCATTTGGACATGACCTATCAACCGCCCCTGGATCAGCGGATTGTAGATGAGTACTTCCGTTTAGCATCCACGAAAAAAACAAAAGATGTTGCTTGGCTCTATGGCATGGTTGCTGCCTATGGCCTTAAGCCTGAACAACTGAAAAATCTTACATGGAATCAAGATTACTCAATATCATTACCATCCAAAAAACGATCGATTAAACCAGTCCATCCTCAGTGGGCTTTTCTTTTTTCCCTAAAAGAAAAACAGCCCTGTGACCTACAGAGCTGCCTTGGTTCCCTTTGTTTGTCCCTTTATGAAGCAATGGCTTTTCAGAATGTTGAATTAAACATTACTGACTTGCTTCTTGCTCACAATCTCCGTAAGAAGCACTATAGGCAAGTTAAGCGGCCAGCGGCATCATACCCTGCTTTTGCAGGTGTTTCCTGACTGCTGTTACATTCCAACGAAAGCTGTCCCTGGAACGGGTTTCAGAGAACGCTGCATAATGAGGACCAAGCTTTAGCGTGCCGTTGTCACGATAGCGATGGAGCGTTTTGCGGTCGATGCCCAAAAGTTTTTCGGCTTGTTGACCTGAAACCCAGCCCGGATGCTTAGCCATTGATGCGGTAATGAGGCTTTGAGTACAGGCACAAATTAACCTGGCACAGCAGTGTGTCAAGCAATTTAAGCAAAGCTTTATCTGTTTATCTTGTTACCTTACATATGTGGGCAAACTAAAATAAATTAACAGCAAGAAAAGTATGTTTTGCAACCAGCATGAGCCGCTTGCCCTGCTAGTTGAATTAACACCTAAACTTGCCAAAAAACGTTTCCGACAAAGTATATACCAAGCTTGGGATAATAAGTGTGGGTATTGTGAAGGAGTTGCTACAAGCCTTGATCATATTATTCCTCGCTTTAAATCTGGTTGTTCTAACCGGAACAACCTTGTTCCTGCTTGTTGCCGATGCAATGCTAACAAGGCATCAGCCGACATGGAAACCTGGTACAAACAACAAGATTTCTTTAGTGAAGAAAAGTTGAATAGAATAAAAACCTGGATGAAACCAGATGAGTTTAGCCTCGTCGATTTTAACGCATATAGAAAAGCATCATGATCCGGTTTAACGTAAAGGCTGGTGTACTTACTCCTGTATTACCAGCTGACGCAACAGAAGATGAGAAGGCTGTTGCTGGTCAGATTGCGCAGCGTTTTAATGGAATACAAGCTGGAGATACAAACTACAAGCAGTTGATGGAATCCCTGGATCAATCGCTCCAGGGTAATTATACAAATCCAAATGATTACATTGATCAGCAAACAGTACAGGAACTAGAAAATTTTTACGCTACTGCTTCAGGCATTTCCCAGTGGGATCCGACTAAACAAGGCGCTGATCTATCTACCTTTGATGCCAAGTTTTATTCAAAGCAAGTACCAGATGAAGTTGCTAGCTGGAATAACGCATCCACCTCTGTTTCTTTTGGCGGGCAAAAGATTGCTGACGTTGATATTACAAAGAAGTACGCTGATTTAGATTCTTTTTTGCATGCAAATTACACCCTGGTTGGCGCACCAAGTGGCAGGTTAGGTAAACCAAGAGATCTTGAAGTGTATACAGAAGTTGGTAGAGCACCTACCGATAGAGAGCGTCAGATCTTAAGGGAAACAATAACTGGTACAAGCGAAGCAAGACCGGATTCACTTGCAGCGCTTGCCACCCAAAGCCTTGTTGATAAACAAGGGGAACAAGCATTTGGTGCCTTATCAGCAGACGTATTGAAACAAACTCTTAATGAGTACAGCAAGGCATTAAAGAAAGAGCAAATGGCTAATATTTTCCAGGGAATGGGAATGCCATCTGTTAATTCTTTAAAACAAGATATTAAAAATTCAATATTAGGCGATTCAGGATTTGGTGGTTTTCTTGGGTTCAATGCTGGTTCTGATGTTGAAAAAGGATTATCTGCGACGTTGGACAGAAGCCTTGGTATTGGATCTTCTGTTGCTTACAACTGGCAAGATTGGTTTGACAAAACATTAACAGAAAGATATCGCAATATGAGCGAGATCACCAACCCAGAAGATGCAAATATTAAATACAAACTAGAACAAGAATTTGTTAATGGTTTCATCAATGATTATTTAAAACCGCGTTTTGATACTTCTAAATCTATCTCTGAATTTGTTAGTTATATTGACGTTACAAAAGATGAGCAGAACGCTCTGCAGACACAGCTTGCATCTAGCGCATTAAAAGATTACGCTAATAAACAAGCAAATACATATATTGATAGCCTTGGTTCAAACCAGGTTACACGTGGCTTTGATGCTAATTTTTACTTTAATCCTGAAACAATTACAGGCACTGATGTAACTGCAAAACAAGCAACCTACGCTGAACAAAAAATAGCTGTTGATGCAGCCTGGAACGCACGCAACAGTGATGCTGCTGTTATTGATGGTAAATCCTGGAGTCAACTAGCTTATGAATATGGTTTAGATCTAGAAAACAAAGCTGATTTTGCTCGCCTTCATTACGAAGTTATTGGTAAAGGCAAAGGATATGATCCTGCCCCTGATACTTACACCAGGCAAGATCTTGCACAATACATTCAAGGTGACCTTGCGACCGCGTTGGAGGCGCAAAAAGCTTCTTTGCCAAGTCCTGTATTTGCTGATTTTGTATCAGCAGAAGCTAAGGCAGCTGATTTAGTAGATAAGTTAAATATTGCAGCTTTACCTGCTGAGTTACAAGATCGCTTGCGAGGACTTGGTGTTAATGAAAAGACAGATCCAGCTGGAGAAGTAAAAGATGCCTTGGCTCAGATCTTACGTACAGATCCTGCTTTACAGATTCGAGAAGACATTAGACAGCTAAACGAACAAAAGATTAAGCCAACGCAAGAACAACTTGGTTATGGTTACATTCAAAGAGATACCGATGAACAAGTAGCTGCTCCAGCTGGTGGCAGTGCATTGTATAAAGTATTTAAGAACGCAGGATTTGGCGGCAGTGAAGCAGATTTTTATAAAGAATTTCTTCCTGATGCAACGGAAGAAGATAAAAGTTTGAGTGCAATTGACGTTGGGCAGGCTACTTCTTCCAAAGGATTAACTGGTTTATTAGGATTTGAATTACCTGATTTCTCTGATCCTTTTGCTGCAATGTCATCGATTGATCGAGCACTTGGTTCAGATACAGATGTACCAAAACTTGGTAAAACACCCAGTCAACTTAGATTAAAATACTTTGATATGTTTGGTGATGAGGAAGATGAAAATGCACCTTCCTATTTTAATATGAGTAGAGGCGGTGGATTTGGTTCGCTATTCGGTTAATACTTATGTCAGATAAAAGGAAGAAAGCAGCTAAAGCTGCAAAATTAGCCAAGGATTCAATGCCTTGTAATAAACCAAAACGTACCCCTGGACATGCAACCAAGAGTCATGTGGTTAAAGCGTGTGAAGGAGGTAAGGAAAAGATTGTACGCTTTGGTCAACAAGGCGTAGAAGGTGCTGGTAAAAATCCAAAGAGTGAAAAAGATAAAGCAAGAAAGAAGTCGTATTACGCTAGGCATAATGCCCAGGATCCTAATCCTGATAAAATGTCAGCACGTTACTGGTCGCATAAAGTGAAGTGGATCATCATAAGTGGTATACTTTCTTCAGAGTTACTTGCCACATGCCTGAGTCACGGTGGAATTATGTTGACGTAGCCTGTACGGATTGCGGAAAAAACTCGTCTATTCGAATTGACCAATACAACAGGAAAGGTGGGACATGGACTTGCCGATCCTGTAAATACAAAGGGAGAAAAAGCGTTCGAAAAGGAACAGGAGTAAAAAATGATGCGGGTTTACTAAGGACACGCAATAGCTATTACAGAGCAAAACGTCGCTGTAAAACAGGTCACGGCGGTTATTACACTAATATTGAATTTCGGTTTCAATCTTTAGAAGCGTTGATCGCTGAAATTGGAATTAGGCCAGAAGGTATGTCGCTTGACCGTATTGACAACTTAGGGCATTACGAGCCAGGAAACGTTAGATGGGCTACGCATAAAGAGCAATGCAATAATAGAAGAAAGAAAGGTACAGTTCAAAAGTAAAAGGTGAAGTGGTGATGAGATTAAGTAGTCTTGCCCCTGGTACTTTTTGCGCTAAGCTTTAGGAGCTACTCATTTGACACGATGGCTAAGCCCAAGTCCAATGCCCTGTTGATTGTTTCCAAGCCCAAGAAAACTAAGCAAGGTAACGGCCAGCATTCCAAGGCAAGTCATGGACGTAAGTTGCGTCGAGGGCAAGGTAAATAAATTGTGTATGATTGGAAGTAATAGTAGTTACTTCCATGGCGGATCTTTCGCATGCCGTTAATCTAATTCGTAAATACGAAGGGTTTAACGAAAAGGCATACCCTGATCCCCATACAGGTGGTGAACCTTATACCATCGGGTATGGGACACAGTTCTATCCCGATGGTTCTCCCGTCAAAAAAGGCCAGTGCTGTACAAAAGAAAAAGCACTGGAATATCTTTTCCATGAATTATCAGTTATTGAAAATCAACTATTAAAACTCAACCTTGGTCTTGATGGATCCATGCATCAGGCCCTAGTATCATTTGTCCATTCCGTAGGCTGGGACGCTTTTCTGTACAGCAGTGTGATTGATTGCATTGAAGCAGAAGATTTCTCTGGTGCTACAGAGGAAATAGGCAAATGGATCTTTGATGAATACCACAAAGTAATTGGTGGACTTCTGGATCGCAGAAGGGAAGAGATCAACTTGTTCCTACAAGAAGTTGAAGCAAACCCCTGGTCATCAACGGAAATCTTATTGAAAGCATTCCGTAATTACTGCGCATCTCCGCATCAGGTCAGAGCAATACGCAATCTTGAAGAAAAGTTAAATCCTTATTTACTTTCTGAATTTGCCAACGATTTTTGCATTGATGAGGATCCGTGGCTTGACTTTTGTGATTCCGCCCTGGATTCTATCTTTAACAGCTACGATTAGAATAATTTCATCAAAAGCATGAAGACCGGAATGGAGCATTCAGTAGAACCACGGGAGTTCGCACTGCCCCTGGAACTTCAATTTGCAATGCGCAAAGCTGAGGTGGAGTCCCAGGAAATGACGTGGGAAGAGTTACGGTGTGCACTTCTTAATCTGTACCATCAACGAATGATGGAATGGCACGCCATTAAAAACATCATGGCAGAAGAAGAAATTGAAATTGATTGGGATCATCCAACTGATATTGAATTAGCAGAACTCGCCGCCGCTTGTTTGCAAGACGACGACGAAGATGATGATCTACAACCTTTCTAGTCCTTATCGAATCCAATAAGGCGTTCTAAATACCAGGACGCTTTCCTAAGTGATTCAGTGCCACCTTTATGTTTCTCACGCCAAACATACTTGGCAATATTACCTTTTAGATAACCACGATATTCCTCTGGTGTAAGCTGGGCTTCAATTGCTTCAATGCATTCAAGCCCGCCTTCTGTGTAATGAGGAGGATGGTTTACGTAATCGGTGTCAGTAGGTTTTTTTAACCAGGGGACAGGACACACACCATCCTTGCATTCCATACTTTCATCTACCGCATCAAACCACGTCTTTTGGCCGACAGCATCATCTCCTTCTCGTCCGGCTCCTCCAGCTCCATTACCAGCGTCTTGGACCTCGGTGATGCTCCCATTTCCATCCCTTCCTCCATTGAAGGAATATAGCCCGTCGTTCCCAGACGTGCTCCCTCTAAATTCAGTTGTTTCCGTTCCAATCCACTCTCGCATGCCACTAAACCTCGATTGTACATG